GGTGACGCCATTCTTGATCTGATCGCCGAAGAAGACGCGGATGGTCTTCGACGTGCCGCTGTCCGTCGTCCAACCGGAAGGCAGGTTGTCGAGCGTCAGCTTGGTCGCCGAAACCGCAACGACGCGCGCCCACGCTCCGCTTCGGGCCTGCGCACCGGCAGACACCAGAAACGCGAAGGTGCTGGCGTCAGCCGCGCCGCCGATCTTCACCCACATGCCCGGCACGATGCCAAGCGTGGTGAAGTCGAGCGCCGTCGACCCGAGGCCGTCGGCGAGCGCCGTGATGTCGCCGGAAGCGCCCTCGAAGCCGACGACCTTCAGGCGGGCGGCAGCGGCCGACCCGGCGAGGAAGGTGCGACGACAGCGGTCGCGCCGGAGCCCGATTGCGCGCGGAACACGCCATTGTTGCCGGCGGCGCCGAAACCGGTCGCGCGCACGAGTTGCCCCTCGGCGAAGGCAGCGCCAGACGCGACGGTGTAGGTATCGCTCGACGCCGTGACATCGGTGATCGCACTGTCGGCAACGCCATCGTTGTCGCGCGTCGGCGTGTTCGACCATGGATTGTAGGCGAGCGAACGAAGGAACTCGCTGGCGACGCTGTTGTCGACCGGATATGAGAACTCGAACTGGATCGCGCCGCCGACCGTCTCGTTGACCTTGATCGGATCGGAGTTCATGCGATCGTCGCGCAGCTCTTCCGAGTCCACGAACGTCGGCGAATAGGCCAGTGTCTCGCTGAGAATGCGCGCGGTGCGCATTCGCGGCGTGGGCGACGGCGTGACGCCGAGCGTCGCCTCCCTGATGGCGGTAAGGCGAAGGCGATTGGAATCAGTCATGTCTTTTCTCCATGGCGAAAGAGCCGCCAGACATGCGCTGGACGGTCAGGCAGGCGTTGAAGGTGGAGGCGGGAGCTACTTCCTGGGCTTCTTCGGCGACGGCTCCCGTGCCGCCTGTTTGGGCTGCTCGATGAAACCGCGCTCGGCGAGATCATCGAAGGTGTGAGGCGTCAGGTCGTCGGCCTCGGTGACAGGCTCGCCCGCCACCCACCGGCGACGAAGCGTGTTGAAGGCTTGCGCGACGATGGCCATCAGTCATCCCTTTCCCAATCGATTGTCACTGTCATGCGGAAGTAGTTCCCGTCCTGCTCGCCGGGCTCGCCCGCGCCGATCGACATGCCGCGCGGCCGGACGCCCGCCTCTTCGTTGCCCCTGAAGAGATCGACGATCTGCTTGGCGTAGGTCCGCGCCTGCCCGGTGCCGATGCCGCGCAGCGTCATGACATGGACGTAGACCTGACCGTTTTCGCGGAAGAGGTTCGCGTCCTGCGGATCGGCGCCGATCGACGCCTGATCGTAGAAGTCGCCGAACACCTCGACGTAGAGAAAGTGCGCGGGCGAAGGCGTGATGTCCCACGTCTCGTTCTCGAAGTAGATCGGCGTCGCCGTCCAGTTCGTCCGGAGATAGGTCTCGATGCCGGTGAAGGCCGCAGGGCTCGACATGGATCAGCGGTTCAGGTTGAGCACGATGGATGGATAGGTGAGCGCCTGTCCAGCGGCAGTATCCTTGCGCGGCGCAAGGAAGCGGCGGCCGGAGCGGAAGGCGCTCGACCGTCTGGACTGCGAGGCCGCGCGAAGCCCTGCGCCGCCCTTCAGGATGTACGGGATTTGCGGGTGCAGGCCGGGGGAGATGTTGAGGAAGCGCGTTTCCGCCGTCACGACCTCGTTGTAGCGGCTGTTGATCAGCCTCTTGGTCCCGTCGAAGATGCGGCGACGCGGCACGTTCAGAAGGCCAGCCTCCGCCTTGCGAACATATGGCTGGAAGTTGGTCACGATCACCTCGGCGTCCGCGTCGATGTCGTCGAAGTCGAGAACGATCTTGCCGCCGCTGATCACGATGAAGGACGATGCAAAGCGACCGCTCTTGCGCGGGCTACGCTTCTGCAGTTCTGCCAGCGCGAAAAGGATCACTGGCTTCCACCAGACGAACTGATAGATGATCGGTCCTGGAGCCTTTACGCTCGTTTCCGGCGCACCCTCGATCTGATTGACGTAGCGCTTGTAAGCCGGGCTGCCTTCGCCGCGCTGGATGACGCGCTCCAGCTCCTCGCGCGCGAACTTCGCCAGCGCCGCGTTGATCCGGTCGGGCTCGACGTCCGCAATCGCAAGACGCAAGTCCCGGTCGAACGTCTCGAGCTTCGCCATCAGCCACGCACCAGAAGTTCGAGCCGCACCAGAACGTCAGCAAGCTCGCGGCGGCGGACAAAGATGATGCTCCGCGTGCGCCCCGTGAAATCGCACCAGTCGCCGGCTTTCGGCTCTCCGAACGCTCCGAGCGATGTCGGCGACGTGATGATGACGCTGTCGCCCTGCTTCGCCATGCCGACGAGTTCCTTCGGGATTTCCCGGCCGTCGAAGCCCTTGATCGTGACGCTGGCGGACGGCGCGGCCGGATTGGTCCCGCGCTTCAGGACCAGCGTCGAGCCATGCTCCTGCAACTGCCCGTCGAGCGAACGGATGGCTTCTGCCGGCGTCATCGGTAAATCCTCAAGGTCGAAAGCAGTCGCCCGGTCGTCTGCTCGATGATCTTCGTCGCCTGATCCGAGAGCGTGAATTCCTTGCGCCCGATGCCCTCGACCTCGTCGGCCTTCAGATAGAGGCTTGGCACGTTGAGCGAGCGCAGATGCTGCACCGACAGGATGATGGCCTGCCGCGCGCGCTCGGGGACTGGACCGGTCGTGTCGTCGTCATACCCGGCCTGATAGGTGACCTTGATCGGCCACGGCACGCAGCCGAGCGCCGGGGCCGACCACGACGGGCGGAACCACAGCAGATCGCCGTCAAGGGCATAGTCACCACTGTCGACCGTCTGCTCGACGCTTTCCGGATCGGTATAGGTCACGCCGTCGATTTCGATGATCGGCGGACAGGGCAGCCGGATCGACCGGTCGCCCCAGCACGCCGCCGACAGTTCGAGCGTCTGCGGCCCGAACGCGCGGCCGACCCAGCCCGATGGACCGTCGATCTCCTCCGTCACCGCCCCTATCAGGGCCGCAACGGCTTCGTCGCCGGCCGTGACGCCGGAGATATCTTCCGGCTGCACGATCGGATCGGGCGGGATGACCACGCGGACGCGCATGTCAGGCCTTCTTTTCGCCGGCCTTCTTGGCTTCGGCCTTGGCGTCCGCCTCGGCTTTCGCCTGTGCGGCGAGATCGTCGGCAGCCTTCTTCTCGGCGGCCTTTTCCGCCTCGGCGTCGGCCTCGACGGCCACCGCAATCGCGGCTTCGGGCAGACAGCCGGCCTTGACCAGACGCTTGGCCTGATCCGGGGTTGGGGCAGGCTCGAACACGTCACCCGGCCGGAAACGGTTACCGTTGCGGTTGTCTACGCATTCCGCGAGTACCGTCAGTGCTTTCGTCATGGAACTGCTCCAGATTTCGAGGAGAGGAAGCGTCCGCCTCCTTCATGAGGCGGACATCAGCAGGAGCGCCGATCAGGCCGCAGGCCAGTAGCGAGCGCCCGAGAACACGGCGAGCGCGTCGACGAAGATGTTGCCGCTATCGTTGCCAGCCGGCGTGATCGTCAGCCTCACATAGCGCTTCGGGCCGACATAGCCGATTTTGCGCGTCGAGTTGTCGTCGTCTGCTGCGGTAAAGCTCGCCTGCGCTTCCGTACCGGTGAGTTGCGCATCCGGAACCGGCGCGGCGTCGGACAGGTTGGCCGCATCGCCATGCTCGACGAGAACCGCGAACGTGGCGTTGGTGTCCGTGTTCGCGCCGATATTGATCGCGAAGCACATGCTCTGAAAGCCGGCGAGATCGATGATCTGCGAGACGATCGGCGTGTTGTCGGTGCGCGCTGCCTGCGGGCTGATCGCGCGCTTGAAGGTGAGATGATTGGCGAGGTCGCGCATGGCGATCTCCTTTCATGTCAGGGTTGAGACGAAGGGGATCGGGCCGGCCGGAGCCGACCCGTTGCGTCGACCTTATCAGGACGGGACGTCGAGACCGATGAAGGGCGAGACCTCGTAGCCGTTCTCTTCCTTGATCGGAGCGTGCAGCCAGGGCGCGCCGTCGACGTTCCAGAAGATTTTGATCACGGTCTTGTTCTGGAGGAACTTGACGTGTTCCGACGCCGCCACGAACGGGCCGGAGCCATCCTTGATCAGGTAGTAGGACCAGTCGGCGAGCAGAACGTCGCCCTTCGATCCGAGGGCCGGAGCGCGGTTGTTCCAACGCACCGGATAGCCGAGCAGCGTGCCGGCGAAGCCGTCGCGAGCATTGGCGATCCAGATGTAGTTGCCGTTCTCGTCCTTCAGCTTGGCGATCTGCGGCAGAGCGCCCTGCGGGATCGACCAGACCGGGCTACCGCCGCGCATCAGGAGCACCGCGACCATGTTCACCAGATCGGTGTAGCTGACCTGGTTCGACACGGCGCGATTGACGAACTTCGTCGCCGACGCATTAAGCGCCCCGAGAGGCTGTCCGTTGCCGCTGCCGCGAAGGAACGCATAGTCCTCCGCCGCCGCGACGCCGCCGCGCATCAGGCCTTCAAGGAAGGTACCTGATGCCTGCCAGTTGCGCAGGAGCTTGTCGGTGACGACGACGTGACCGGCAATCTCGTGCGGGGTCAGCGTGACGCCCCTCAGACCGGCATCGGTTTCAGGCTTGTCGCCGCCTTCCTCGATCCAGCTGAAGGACATGCCGCCGAACATGTTGGCGGGGTTGGTGCCGCTCTGGTCGAGCGCCGGCATGGTGATGCCTGCGTCGGGCGGGCTGCCCGCCGGGATGACATTCGCGCGCGGACGCACCAGGGCATCCTGCGGGCTCACGCTCATGATGGTCGACCGGAACTGCGTCGGCACCATGAAGCCGCCGGACGTGTCGTTGTCCATGCGCATTTCGGCGCGACGCTCGTCGCTTTCCTCGGATGCGCCGACACCCTCGACGAATTCGAGGCGCTGGTCGGACTGGCGGAAACGAACGGCGTGCATGAACTCGCCGACGCTCTCGAACTCGCGCACGGCAGGATCGCCGCCGGCACGCTGGATGTTGCCATTGCGCGATACGGCCGGAAGGACGGCATTGAGAGCGGCCTCGTCGTCTGCAAGCGCCTGGGCGCGGTCAATCCGACGATCGAGACCGTCCTTCTCAGCCTTCAGGGCATCATACTCGGTCTGCTCTTCGGACGTGAGATCGCGGTCCTCCTCCTCTGCCTTGGTCAGGATCGCCTTCATCTTGTCGACGACGGAACCCTTCTTTGCCCGCAGGGCAACCAGGCCGATTTCGGCAAGATGCACATGGAGGTCGCGGGCGAAATCATTGGCGGCCCCCGCGTGGTCCAGCAGAGATGCAGCGTGGGCCGCATCGGGAACCATGAATGCGATCATGGCAACCGCGGCCATCAGGATGAAGCCGCCAAACATGGCGGTACGTTTGGTCAGCATGGTTTTCTCCTGTTGCTGATAGGTGCCGGACAACGGTTCGCGCATGCTCCCGGCCGGCCCCTGGAGCGCGATGACTGCCGTCGATGACGGAACTGGTTAGAGTGCGAGCGCCCTCTTCTCGCGTTCGAACGCGGTGGCGCGCCGCTTGGCCGGCGTCTGGAACTGGGAGACGCCAAATCGCTGCAGTGTCTCCTCCAGCGTGGCGATGCGGTCCACCATGCCTGCGGCGACGGCAGGTCCGGCGTCGAGCGTGTCGCCCTTTCCGAAATCATCGCGCACGGCCGTCAGGCTGACGTTGCGGTTGCGCGCCACGGCCCGGACGAACATGTCGTAGGCGGTGTCCACGCGCGCCTGAATGCGCTCGCGTACATCGTCCGGAAGCGCGGCATAGGGATTACCGTCAACCTTGCGCTCGCCGGCATAGATCAGGGTGCGCCTGACGCCCTGCTTCTCCATCGCGCCGCTGATATCGGTGTGAACGCCTATCACGCCGATGGAGCCGACCGAACCCGTCGGCGTGACGACGATCTCGTCGGCCGCGCTCGCGATCCAGTATGCCGCCGACGATGCGCGGGAATTCACATGCGCGATGATCGGCTTCGTTCCGCGCGCCGCGAACATCATGGCCGACAGTTCATCCGTCCCGCTCACGGCGCCGCCGGGCGAATCCGTATCGACGATGACGGCCTTGATCTGATCGTCGCGGATGGCGGACTGAAACTGCCGGCCGAACTTTTCCGAGCTGGTACCACCGGAAATATCGTCCATCAGCGACATCCGGTTGGAGATGACGCCATGCAGCGGCAGGATCGCAACCGCGCCCTCGCGCCGGGCGATTTCCTTGTCGCGGGCCTGCGAGAGCCGCGCCTCAACCTCCTCGGCGGAATACTTGATGCCGGCGACCTGATCGGACACGAAGTCGATGATCGCTTCCAGCTTCGCAGGCTCGATCGCCCAACGCTCCTCGCAGATGGCCGCGATGATATGCGCATACTTCATGCCGCGTCCCTTTCCGCGCGTTCGTCCGCCTCATCCTCCTCCGGGTCCGGTTCCCGCGTCGCCGCTGGACCGCCCGCCGGAGACGGGGCGTAGTTCGGATCGGTCGCCCGCTTCAGGGTGACCATGTTCGCCGGCACGAAATGTTCGTCGCCTTCAGACCCGATCGGGTCCTCATCCTCAAGTTCGAGGATACGGTTCGGCGAGAAACCGCCGACGCCGAAAATCTTCTGGTAGAAGTCCGCGCGTGTCTTCATGTCGCCGCGCAGCAGGGCGTTCATGTTGAACTTGACGTAGTAGCCTTCGGCCTTTTCGTCTTCGGTGAAGAGCTTCCAGTTGAGTTCCTGCTCCCACGCGTCGACCCACGGGCCGACCGTCTGCCGGATGAAACCGATCATCAGCTGCTCGATGCCCGATCCCCACGACGTGGTTTTCTCGTGGCTCTGCAACAGCACCAGCGGGACGTCGAAAATCCGCGCAAGCTCTGCGATCTGGAACTCGCGGCTGCCGAGGAACTGGGCATCTTCGGGCGGGATCGTCGTCTGGACGAACTTCATGCCCTCTTCGAGCACCTTCACCCGATGCGCATTGTCGAGACCGGCTTGCTCATCCAGCCGCGATGCTGGATTTTCCGGCGGGCGGACGTCCTTGCCGTTCTTGCCGGCGAGGTTCTGGTGTGCCTGCGGGCCGAGGCGGCCGGGATGCAGCAGGAAACCGCCGCTCTTCGCCTCGTTGGCGAAAAACTTGCCGCCGAAGGTCTCCATCGCGAGACCCATGGCCACGGCCTCCCGTGCCATGGCGATCTGCGAGATGCCGACATAGCCGTCCTGACTCTGATCCATGATGTGGATGACGTTGTCGGAATCGAGACGGTGCTTCCGACCGTCGATCGTCGTCTCGAACCAGTGCGCGCCGTTTCGGCGTACCGGGCCTGTCCGATCCGGCAGAAGCGGATAGAGACCGACGCCGCGGCCCCGGCCGTCCCGCTCGACCTCCAGATAGCCGTTGCCCCACAGCAGCGCATGGCCC